AGTCGCTCATACCCGTATCTGGGGATAATAATATCATCCCCAAATACACGCACCTGGCCACGTAGGCGATTTATCGTTCGCCAGCTTATGTCACCATCTAGGCAAGAGCCTAGAGCGATGCATAAGAAGACGATTGACTGGATCGGAAACGTGACAGCTGTTCCTTGCGAGGCGAACTTCTTGAGTTTCAAGAGGCTCGGAACATCAGAAATGTCATCTCTGATGTACCTCGTACGTGCGGCGTGCAGAGCGGTCAGAAGCGATTGATTTCGCCTAAAGATTCGCTCCACGGTCCAACACGTAAGTCGGTCGCTAGCATCCGAAAGATCTACGGTTGCTAACTTCCTATCCAAGGAAGCTTGCAGAACGAGTGCGCCTGATTTCGCTTGATCATGGAAATCGACAAAGTGAGTCCCAATGGACTCCCTGAGGCGATCTACCAAGAACTCACGAATTCCTTGCTGACACCACATATGTGATGCTGGCTCGGATGCAATGAGCCTAGGACCTTTTGCAGTCTTAGGAACAGAGATCAGACGACTAGGTACCTCTACGTTAGAGGGCCTATCCCTATCAGAGCCGGCGGTTTTACCCACCAGCTCGAAAGGGAACACGTTCTGTAGCTTATCAGGCCAGTTAGGAAAGTCAGATTTCTCATGACTCTCTAACCGTTCTGAAACAGCGCCAGGGCCATGCCTAAAACCTAGGCCACAGCCCAAGGACTCCAATTCCTCAGAACGAGAAATTGGGTCGTATGGACCAATGGCTTCGGAGATCAAGTCGGCAACTTGCTGAACTTGACCTAGGAGGCGGCAGAGTCCGCTGTCGAAGGAGGTGGTCCCTTCTTCGCTTTCTGCTTGCGAGCAGAAGGCTTGAAGAGTTCCACCACTTTCTTCAGCAGAGGGAACACGGCATTCGCCAAGGTGACGAATAGCTGGATCTTCCCCGCCGTAGAGTTCGTCGGAATCCCATCGGAAGGTGGGATCCCGAAGTTCTCGCTCGATGTCATGGTACTTCTCCACGGCCGCTTTTATGCGTTCCGGGGAGCAGTCCACAGCTATCTTCTTCCCAAGACAACAAAGTTGCCTCAAGAAGAAAATGGCAGACACATCGGGCTCCTGTCTTAGGCAGGCGCTCTTGTCGAAAACGCGCAACCATAGTCCCGAAAATAATCTCGGCACATGGATCTTGTGTGATACTCTTGTTGAAAGAGGACCACTTAAGCTAAGGCGCCCGACCTCAAGAGCCTCGATTAAGAGGCTATCAAGGTTCGGAAGATCTAACGTAAACAACGTTAGATCTCGACTTCGACAATACAGGGCTAGTCTATCAAAGTCTTTTGACAAACTATCCTGTAACGCCGGGTATGCCAGAGCAACGTCTCGTAAGAGAATTTGCTCTGCGACATGGAGTAGACTGTCCGCTTGGCTTTTCATTCTCTTTCCTTTCGGAAGGTGGAATCCAAGCCGCAGACTGCTATCCGTAACACTAGTTACCCTTTGGGGCGACTAGCCTGAATAGGATCGTTTCCTTTACGACTCCATATTCAGCATTTTGGCGATGTTGGCACCGGAAGTTGCCGTAAGATAGGCAAACAAACCGGACGCAACATTCAAGGGATCAGTGAGGGTATCACCCCGCTGATTCTCGATGACGGCATACACCTTCCTAATAGTGGAAAGCGTAGCCGGCGCGATCGGAAAGATCGTTTGGACGAGTTCGATATTGTGACGATCAATCGTCACATTACGCTTCTTGTCCAGATACGATGTATTCCGAACGTTAAGACGATGTTCGTCAGTGGTCGAACGAAGGACATATTCCGAAGAATAGTCATTCGTCCTAACACGGACCATCGCTTTAGCGACGCCATTAATGGTGACGGTCGCAGGATCTGCGAAAGCCATATTCTACTCCTTGCTACTGAGTCCCACCCCGAAGTGATAGTGAATACATTACTACCTCTTCAGGATGGAAAGCGAAGTAGCAATGCCCAACTGCCCTTCGTCTAAGAAGGGTAGGTGAGCTTCAGGAAATACCGTAGATAGAGTTCGCATTTTGGTCTCTTTAACGACCGTACACGGCGAAACACTTGCCGTGCCGTTGACGTTAGAGCGACCCATAACGAACTCTGTTCTCAGATGCCGCATCACAGAAACAGATGCGAGGGTAGCACCGACTACGTTTCTAGTAGCGATTAAGAAATCGCCAACAGAACCGCACCAGTCTATCAGCCAGGTCCAAGGTATAAGTTCCCAAGCGGTAGCCATGTCAATGGTACCACCAAGAACTGCCTTACGGGCCTGACTCATCAGAGGAGCATCATTGGACTCAAAAGGAAAGAAAGTAGCTGCAGGAAACCACCTGCAATGTACTCTCACCTCCTCTTGAGTGACCCAACGACTCGGGACAGTATAAAACCCGAAATTCGTTTGGACAGTCCAATCACCGGCAGCGGTATTGGACCCAGTATAGACGCTCACGGTACGCTTTAGTCCCCCACTCCGATGAAGGCGCTCAAGTTCCTTTACGCGGTTATTAACCACGTGCTTGAACGTAAGCAACTTCATCAAGTCAGTTAAAAGGGGTTGAACCCCAAACTGATTCTTTATGTGGAGCCCAGCTGCCCTATCGATAAACCGTTGACCGGTTGATCGTAGGAGGTCAGGCACCTCATGGAGTTGGAAAATCTCACTCGGTAGATCTACATACGGTCTAGAAGGATTCGTCCTTTTAGCGCCAGTAGTAGCCGCAGCGAGATTATCAGGACTATCAGCAGCAGGGTGATGACCATATTGACCAGGCCCAACGTACCCATCGGCGATGTAATTCGTCCATGTGGTAGTGTCGGGTTGACGGCCATTAATCGTACCCCCTTGTAACTTCCATGTGTCCACGAAAAACGGACCATTATCAGGTTCGTGTATCGTGTCCGAGACATTGCCTTGTTCGACAATGATCGGATATGACCCACCGATAGTCAAGGGACCCCCGAATGTCCAGACTCCAGTGCCTTTCGGCCTAGAGACCGAATAATCGCGGGTTCGTACGCTCATCACTCTCTCTCCTGAAACAGGGTTTGTCTAGGACTTGTGTGATATAATCACACGCGTGATAGACATGCAGGGTCCCCAAAAGGGACC